GAATAAAAAATAATGAAAAAGAATATACCGAAACGAACGAAGTGAGTAAGGTATAAGTTGTCTGAAGGACAACTCTGAATGGGAACTAGGATAGAAGCCAAAAAAAGAGAGAACTAAATGAATAGTTCCCTCTATTAGAAATACGGAAGTTGTGACTTCTTTGTGACTTCCATGTGTTCTTCTATGATCTTGTTTATTTGATCACGTTCAAACGTAGACATGTTTAATATATCTTCATAAGAGGCGCCGCCTCTCATATGCCATGACATATTTAAGGCTGCGCTTCTTATATTATTAACTTCTTCTTCGTATGAGGCAAACAGCTTCTTAATTCGTTCGGAATCTGCATTAAGAAGCGTTACTCGAAAAAATCTGCTGGGTTCAAGGTGAATGGTTGTTCATATTCATGGCTGCAACTAGGGCAAGTTACTTGCAATGGCTTAAGTTCAGTTGCACTTTTTAGTTCTGCGTTGCGATCTCGGACCGCATTGTAGATATTTCTATCACAGTTTTTCAAGAATTCTAAAATGAATTCTTGATCTTTAACTACTACGTTATCAGTCTTGACGTATTCGATAGATGCTGCACTCAACTCCATAGTCAACAACGTTACCCGTTCTACTATATCGTATCCTACCTTATCTCTTTGCTCCGCGTCTTCAACTGAAGTGAGCGAAGAGATGATCTTTTGAAGTTCAAACTGCTTCATTCCGGCTTCATTTAATTCCTTGAAGGTGAGCGGCCTAAACTTAATATAGAAGTCCTTAACTTCAAACTCACTTGCGTAGTCGCCTGACTTAAGGGTAGATAGAATAGAAACTAGATTAGCACTATATGAATTAACTTCTTCACACGATGGGCAGACTGAATCAATGTTGAGTATCTCGTTGCCTGATGCGGCCTTGATACCAACAAGAATAGCATCCATGTCGTTGCTTGTCACTACCCATGGATTTTTAATGTTAGGAATGCAACTCTTGATCAACTCAGTAATCGCAGTACCGTTGAACAAAGCGTCTGGAGTCCTGACAGTGATTTCATCAATCGCTGTCATGGGGTAAACCGGAAGCTCGCCTGATTCAGGCATGATCAAATCATCGGGACTGTAACCAACCCCGCCGCTAGGGAGTTTAATGTAAACTGCTGGTCTTCTGAAATACTGTCTTAGTGGATTGTTGTCCATTTAGGTTCCTTTTTAGCTTGTTTTTATAAACAATAAATAGTCTATAGTATTTATATTTGTGCAAAAACACGCACAAATAAAGTCGATAGGACAACACATGGCGGAAAGTATTGAAGGGCTCGATGAGCTAAACAACCGTATTGAAGAGTTGAACCAAACTCTCAATAACTTTAGCTCAAGCTTACAGTCTCAGATGAGAGCAAGCAGCCAAACTTTTGGCGAAAACACCTCGAGTGTCAGTAAAAACAGTACTGCGGTGGCCAATTCAACTAGGCTGTCTGAAATACAAGACCAAGTAGAACGAGATCAAGCAAAAAGAAGGCAAGAACAAGAAGCTAACTACCTTTCGGCAAAGATTGCTACTGCTAATGCACTCAGGAGTTTTGGCTCCGCTATAGTAAGTGCCGAACAAGGATTCAAGAAGTACGGTCAGAGCATTACTCAGGCCGGAGAAGCAGTAGCTAACCTAAGTAAAAACTTGCCGATCTTCGGTGGCGTGATTGGTGGCTTGATCAGGATTGTGACTTCGTTCGCCTCTACTGCACTACGATCAGTTGATGTTCTAGTTGATTTCAGAGACGAAGTATCTAAAACTTCAGGTGCTTTGCCGGTAACGCTACGAAGTATACAAGATTTGGGAATGCAAGCCGGCTATTCAGGCGAGCGACTGCTGGTACTACAGAAGATTACCGCTGGTTTAGGCACGAGTCTGCAAGGGCTAGGAGGAACTGCAGGTACTGGTGTTGTTAAATTCATGCAACTCGCAGAAGTATCTGAAACCGTTCGTGATCGGTTCGGTAGAATGGGTGTTGACCAAGAACGCTTGACGGACTTGCAAGCAAAATACGTACAAATGCAAGCAGCGTCCGGTATGCAATACCAGTTGCAAAACAAGAGCATGGCACAACTGCGTAAAGAATCACTCGACTACGCAGACAACATGACTAGGTTATCATCATTAACTGGTAAGCAAGCCGATCAGATACAACAAGAGCAAGAGCAAGTTCAGCTAGAGTTTGAAGAACAAGCTGCTGAAATGGCAGACCGAGTAAGAATTCGACAGTTGCGAGAAGCCGATCGCCACAAAGAAGCAGACCAGTTAGAAAAATCAGTCAACGCTCGCAATGCTGTCACGAATAACCTCAGCACTCTATTTGGACCTGAGCTATCATCGCAAATGTCCCGCGTATTTAGAACTGGCTTCTTTGATTCTAAGTCCGGCCCACTCGCACAGATCATGCCTGAATTGGTGGGATATTCAGAACGATTGAGGAATCTTCGGCCCGGAGATGACGCAGAAAAAGTCACTGCTGATATTTTTAATACAGTTAAAAGGAAGTATGAAGAAGGTGCTATCGACTTCGAAACTGTTCTGCAGGTTCTTGGTGAAGAAGGTGCTAGGTCATTAGGTTATTCTGCTGAAACGTTTAAACGCTTAAACAGTTATACCGGAAAATCGTATGAAAAACTAATGGAGGATGTTGAGAGAGACAGAAAAGCCTCTCAACAAGCCGACGACCTGGCCGACGAAACCCAGGAGCTTAGAAATGCTGAAATTAGACTTCAAAGAGAGTTCCAAAGGGCACTAGTGCCTCTAGCTAACGTATTAATGCCGATGATCACTTCTACTATGACATATTTGGCAAACAGTTTTGAAACAGTATTAAAACCTATATTAGAGGGTTTGGGTAGAGATTTGGGTTGGCTGCATCGAAATGTCATGGCTTGGATCGAATCAGGCGGCTTTGATAAAGTAAGAAAAGGCCTTGACGATGTAGGTAACGCATTTATTTGGTTGAAAGATAATATCAAGACATTAGTAGTCATCGGCGGAGTCGTGATAGCGTTTACTGCTCTAGGACAGGCAATTTTCGGTCTTATCGGTATAATAAGTTTGCTGAAGGGTGCAGGACTTATGGGAGGTTCTGGAGGAGCGGCGGCCGGAATAGCAGGTGGAGGAGGCGCGGCCGGACTGTTAAAAGGGGGTGCAGGCGGACTGTTAAAAGGGGGCGCAAGGTTATTAGGAAAGGTAGCTCTGCCATTAATGGGTGCTATGGCGTTATATGATGCCTTCCAAGGATTTAATGCTGATCCTAACGCTTCGTTTGGTGGTAAAATGGCTAATGCAGGCAGAGGTGCATTAAGTGGACTAACTTTTGGTCTTAGTGAACATTTAACGGGCAAAGTTACAACGGGTACTCCGGAAGCTGAAAACAAAGAATCTATTAAAAAACATTCTGAACAAGTGGTTACTGATACCAAACAACGTAAAGAGAACATCGAACAGAATAAAATACTGGCGAAGAACGCAAAAGAACAAACGACTGAGCAGACTAGATTGTTCAGATTACTGACTGATGCTATAAAGTCAACTACTTCTAGTCTTACACCGTTTAGAATGTCTATAGAAGACATTGTTAGTCAGATGGGTGTTAACAGCAAGGTGTTACAAAATCAGCTACCTGATGATTTCGGTGATTATGGCTCTCACGGGCCATCTGGAGGCGGGGGCGGCGCAGGTGGAGGCGGGGGAGGCGGCGGATACGGTGCTGAACACTCTCATGGCGGTAGTAGAGGAAGCAGACCGCAGTTGTCTTCTATTAGCGCCCAAGGTCACACTGCTTTGGTCGCGACAGAAGTGGCTCCTAAGATGCAGCAATTGTTAGACGGAATGACTAAGGTTGGGTATAGGATTAATAGTTTGGGAGGTTATAATGACCGAAACATTGCCGGAAGAAACACAAAAAGTGCCCATAGTAGAGGTTGGGCAATTGATGTTAATCCCGAAACGAACCCGCATGGTTCTCAGTTAGTAACTGATATGCCCAGAGAGGTGGTACACCTTGCAAGAAGCTTAGGCTTAGGGTGGGGTGGTGACTGGCGTAGTAGTAAAGATGCGATGCACTTCAGCGCACAAAGAAATGAAGGCGGATGGCTTAAAGCAGCTAGAGGTGGCGTGTTCAGCGGACCGAAGAGCGGTTATCCAATGGAGATGCATGGCACTGAGATGGTAGCCCCGTTGAATGTCGATTCTATCTTAATGAAACTAGCAAAAACGCCCGTCGGAGCCGCAGAAGCGGGAGCGGCATTGGATTCAATCATGCAAACGGGTTCTAGCTCATCAGTTGATATAGAAAAACTCGTGTCAGCACAATTTAAACTGATAGAAATCTTAAGTAACAAGCTTGACGTTGTTGTCGATGCACTAGAAACTGGTAACTATACTCAGAGTAAGATATTGATGAATTCAATGTCGTGACACTAAATAGACTATAATAAGAGAACAGGTACCTATGGCATACAAGAGGAAATTTCTAAACAAGAGCGGGATATCTAGCCCGATTTCCGGCATGAACAGCAACGCCGGAGCTTGGAATAACTCTCCGGGTACTCAGGATGGCTATAGCAGCACTGACTTTGGTTACAAGAACTATATGTCCAGACTACCGGAAGTATACACCGGTCACCCAAACCGTATTGAACGTTACAATCAATACGAGATGATGGATGTTGATGCTGAGATCAATGCATGTTTGGACATTCTTGCAGAATTCTCCACTCAGCGCAATGAACATAACAAGACACCTTTCTCTTTTGAATACAAAGAAGACCCTACACCACACGAAGTCGAACTACTCACTAAGCAGCTACAGCAGTGGTGCAAGCTGAATGAATTCGACGGTCGTATGTTCAAGATTTTCCGCAACGTTGTAAAGTACGGAGATCAAGTGTTTGTCCGTGACCCAGAAAACTTCAAGCTATACTGGGTCGATATGGTTAAAGTTATTAAAGTAATCGTTAACGAGAGTGAAGGCAAACAGCCGGAACAGTATGTCATCAAAGATATCAACATCAACCTACAGAACTTGTCAGTAGCACAGAAGACTAATACTGACTTTGCTGCCAACCCTGCAACTGGTTTGGGTGGTAGCGGCGGCGGAACTAACACACCCTATACTGTTCCTGCAATGCCCTATAACACATCTGGTTCAAGATTTACTTTAGGTCAGTCTGAATCAGCAGTAGATGCGAAACATATCGTTCACTTATCATTGACTGAAGGTCTTGACAGATTTTGGCCATTCGGTCAATCGATTCTAGAGAACATCTTTAAAGTTTACAAGCAGAAAGAACTTCTAGAAGACGCTGTTCTTATCTATCGTGTACAACGTGCTCCTGAACGTAG